ATTCATGGAAGTCGCGGGAGAGGTTGTACGACCGACTGCAAGCCCTCATGGATTTGAGGCAGCAGCTTGAGACTTTCATCGCAACGGCAGCACTGGATACAACTGCCAGGAACCAGCATGGACGCACCGAAAGGTATAACGCCCGAGACTATTGACAAGATCAAGGGGATGTTGAGTCCCCAGCCGGTCGAGGAACCAAAGGAGGAAACTCCCGAGGAACCCAAGGCCGAGAGCCAGCCCGAGGAAAACAATGAACCGGAGGAAGAGGCTCAACCGGAAGTAAAAACCTTCAAGGTCAAAGTCGATGGGGAGGAAATTGAAGTCCCCGAAGATGAAGTCCTGAAAGGCTACTCCCGTACTTCGGATTACACCCGCAAGACCCAGAAACTCGCAGAGGAGCGTAAAGCTCTTGAAGCGGAGTCTCAGAGGGTCAAGGCGGAACGCGAGCAATACGCGCAGGGATTACAAGCCCTTAAGTCGCAGCTTGCTACGGCACAGGAACCAGATTGGGCAAAACTCGCTGACGAGGATCCAATTGAGTTCGTCAAGCAGAAGGAACTGCACCGGGACCGCAAGGAAAAACTCGCTCTCGTAGATCAGGAGCAGCGCAAAGTCGCAGAACTCCAGACCTACGAACAGCAGAGGGCGTTACAGACATACATTCAGGAAGAGCAAGTCAAACTGACTGACGCAATCCCTGGATGGAAGGACGCCAAGACCGCGCAGGCCGAGAAGGAGAAGATTGCGAACTTCGCACTTTCCCTCGGCTATTCCGAAGCGGACATCGCGCAGATTTACGATCATCGCGCAGTAGTCGCTCTCCGTAAGGCGGCGCTCTACGACGAGATGATGTCCAAGGCGAAGTCTCAGGTCGAAAAGGCCAAGGACTCACCGAAGACCGCACGACCCGGCAACCTTCAGCCTGTTCCGAACAAGCAGTTACTCGCACAGAAAGAGCGACTTAAATCATCTGGGTCCATCGCTGACGCGGCTGGACTCGCCAAACTGCTTTTGAGGAAATAAACGATGGGTGCATTTACTGGTACGGTCCAGACGTACATTCGCGGTGACTCGATCCGCGAAGAACTGTCGGACATGATCTACAACATCGACCCCGAAGAGACGCCGTTCATTTCGAACGTCGGCAAGGAGTCGGTTTCCAACACTTACTACGAGTGGCTGACGGACTCTCTCTCGTCCGCCGTCACGACCAACCATGTGATCGAAGGCGACGAAGTGACGTTCGCCACGAGCGCAGACCGCGTTCGTCTGGGTAACTACACACAGATCAGCCGCAAGTCGGTTCTCGTGTCGGGTACGCAGCGTGCCGTGAATCAGGCTGGCGTGGATGACGAGCTTGCTTATCAGGTTGCAAAGTCTGGTAAGGAACTCCGCCTCGACATGGAGAAGCGGGCTTGCTCGCAGTATCCGGCGGTCGCTGGTGGGGCTGGCACGGCCCGCGAGACGGCTGGCTTTGAGTGCTTCCTGACCACGAACACCAACTCGTCTTCGACGAGTGCGGTCGCCCCGACGCTCTCTGGCACCACGAAGGGTTACCCCAACGCGGCTCCGGTGGACGGCACGGCTCGCGCCTTCACGGACACCATCCTCAAGGATGTCATCCAGAAGGTGTGGACCTCGGGTGGCAAGGTCGGCATGGTCATGGTCGGCCCGGTCAACAAGGTCAAGGCTTCGGCGTTCACGGGCATTGCGGACATCCGCAAAGACGCTCCGGGCGACAAGCCTGCGACGATCATCGGCGCTGCGGACGTGTACGTTTCCGACTTCGGAAAGGTCACGTTTGTACCGTCGCGCTTGCAGCGTGAGGCTGCGGCGCTGTTCGTTGACCCCTCGTACGCGAGCATCGTGACGCTGCGTCCGTTTGAGTTGATGGAACTCGCCAAGACGGGTGACGCTGACAAGCGTGCGCTGATTGTCGAGTGGGGCGTTAAGGTGAACACCGAGAAGGCTCATGGTGTTGCCCGCGCTCTGACGACCTCGTAATCCCTACCTGGGACTTTGGGGCGGTCTCGTAAGGGACCGCCCCTTTCTTTGGAGCAACATGAAACGAGTTCTCTCCGTAAATCCTGAGTACAAGAAGACAACCTACTTCCACTCAGACGCGGACAAAATCACGATTGAGACTGTTCAGGATGTCACCGACATCGTTGAACACAACAAGGCGAAGTACAACTCGGTAGACGAGCGAGCCAGATGGGGCGAGTGGGCGCGAGTCGCGCAGATCCCTCTGTCGGTGTACTTCGACCTGAAGAAGCAAGGCATAACAGAAGATGAGGCAGCCATGAAGAGATGGCTGAACTCACCCGATAACCGTTACTACCGTACACGCCCAGGTAAAGTATGACCGAAGAAGTCAAAGTCGCCATATTGGTCCCGACGCGGGACACGATCCCTGCGTGGTTCGCCTACTCCCTTGGATTAGCAATGGGGTACATGGGCAAGAACCATCCTGAAGTGGATGTAACGCTCTACTTCAACAACGGCACGATCCTCCCAGAACAGAGGACCGCTCTGGCGAAGATGGCTTTGAGGGAAGGCGCTGACTGGACGATCTGGCTCGACTCGGACATGCGGTTCCCGTCGAACACGTTTGAGCAACTGATTGGTCACAAGCAGCCGATTGTCGCTGGTGGGTATCCGACACGGAAGATGCCTGCGATTGAACCGACTGTGTTCGCTGACCGCGAATCGAAGATCCGTGTCTATACGGAAGACGATTCCACGGGACTTGAGCCTGTGTATGCAGTTGGGTTCGGCTGCGTCTGCGTCCATAGAGACGTTTACAAGGCCATGCCGCCTCCGTGGTTCCACGTCCCTTGGGACGAAGAGAACATGAGGTACGACTGCGGCGAGGACATCTACTTCTGTAGGAAGGCCCACGAAGCTGGATTTGATGTCCTCTTGGACCACGATCTATCCAAGGACGTTTACCACATCGGTAACGCCGAATTCGGCTACGCCTACGCCCTTTCAGCTAGGCCGTACATCGACCAACTGAAGCAGACCATGACCGAGCGGACCATCACCAAATGACCTACGCGGAACTCAAGTCTGCTATCGCTGACTTCCTGAATCGCCAGGATCTAACCTCGGTGATCCCTACGTTCATCCAGTTGGCCGAAGCGTCCATCAACCGGACTGTCAGGCATCGGCGGATGCTCTCAAGGGCCACCGCTACCCTGACCACGCAGTTCACCGATCTGCCTGATGACTTCCTTGAAGCGAAGAACATCCAGATCAACTCGGAGCCTATTACTCCATTGTCGTTCGTGACGATGGAACACGCCGATCTGCTTAGAGCGGGGATTTACCAGTCCGCAGGGAAGCCGAAGTATTACACGCTCGTTGGGGACACCATCGAAGTCGTGCCGAATCCCGATGCGGAGTACACCATCGAGCTTTCCTACTACGCCAGAGTTCCGGTTCTCTCTGAGGCGGCACCGACGAACTGGCTTCTTGATAACAGCCCTGACGCCTATCTCTACGGAGCATTGATCCATTCGGCTCCGTACCTGAAGGACGACCCACGGATTCCGGTCTGGGTGGGGTTGTTTGAGAAGGTCATGTCGGACTTTGTTTTGGAGACCCAGAAAACAGAGTTCTCCGGGTCCGCTCTAGTCCAGCGAACGAAGTCGTGGCAGTAAGTTTCGTCTCATCCGGTTACATCGAAGTGATGAAGAACGGGCAGTTGGTCTCAAGGCATCGCGTTGAGCGTGAAGCCATTGAGTCCTGCTGCAATCTAGGTAACGGGAGATACGAGATCAGATACCCAGTCGTGAGGGTTGAAGTGCAGAACAGGCAAGAGGGAATCATCAGCGGGGAGATTCGCCTGTGAGCGTCACCTTCGACACCACGACCAGAGCGGCTTACGAAGCAGCGACCACGGCTACGGCCAAGGCTGCTTCCGTAGTGTCAAGCCTCACCGGGACCATTTCAGTCAAGGTCTACAACGCATCAAACACCGCCGTTGGTGACGGAACGATGGCCTCCCCGTGGGCTACGTCGTCTTTCGGCACGATCACGCTTGGCGAAGTGACGGAGTTTGAAGTCACCACCACTGGAACTCCAGATGCCGGCTGGTATATCCGCTTTGAGAATTCGGATGCTTCCCGGTGGGTCAGGGCTTCCTTTGGTTTGGCTTCAAGCTCCCAAGACTTTAAGTGGTCCCTTGCGACGTGGGCCACGGGACAGACCGGCACCATTGGCACCGCGACGATCATCTGCCCCGGAAACAGCGCCCCGGCGTTCACTGTCGCCCCCACGTCCGCAAACATCCCCTCGACGGGCGGGACTATTCAGTTCACCGCGACCGACCCGGACGGCGGGACCGTGGTTTACAGCCTGACCACGACCCGCAATGGGGTCACGATCAACGCATCGACTGGGCTGGTGACGGTCACGGCTGCGGCGGCAGGGACCAGCGGAAATATCGTCGTGCAGGCTTCAGACGGCATCCTGACGACTAGCGCAACGTGCGCGGTGAACGTCGCCGCGACGACCGGGGCGCTGATCGCTGGAGATGACTGGGACACGTTCCCGCTTGGCCCGCTGGCTGACGGTTACAGCTACCCGCAGTTCGGCGGCACGATCAGACATAGCCTGTCTTCCGTTGGCAACGGCTTCGGCGTGAATGAGCCACACGCGAGTGTGTGCGTGAGTTCGCCTATCTACGGATCGACGGGCCGCGCGTTCCAGTTCTACATCCCCGGCAGCACGGTTGACGGCACCGGAGAGTGGCGCTGCCAGCACGAGCTTTCAAACTTTGAAGGCTACCCTTCTACGGCGATTGAGGGCCGCGAGGTGTGGGCGGGATTTGCGATCCGCCTTGACTCGGCGTTCCCGTATCCATCTGAAGGCTACCCATTTTTCTTCGGTGCCCACGCCGCAGTCGGGCAGACGGTTGACGGCTCACCGTGGGGCATCCGGTTCATGCGAACCGGCGCGACCCAGTGGCGGTTCAACATGGAGCAGGCCGGGACGAGCAGTTACGGCGTGGACCTCGGGGATTATTCCGCAGACCGAGGGCAATGGGTGCGCTGGGTCATGCACATGAAGTACAGCCTGATCGGTCAGGGCTGGGCGAA